ACGAAAACAAAAAATCCCCACTCAACAAGCATACTCCTAGAGGTCCTTATCAGACTATAGGAATCGGGATCATGTTTTTTTCATGTTCTCTCTTCTGTCTCTTTTCCCTCTTTGATCTGGTCTTATAGAGAATCCTCATCTGGCTCTCTCATCAAATCGACCTCGTCCTCATATCCTGTTCCCCACTTGCCGGGAGGAAGTAAAATCTCGTCCGTAAACACGTCTAGTGTTCCTGATCTGGCTAGAATGGTAGACACCTTTACATTCGGGGCAATTGACCTGGCTACAGACTTGATGAGGTCGATATCTGAATCCAAATTTCTAGATACACACAGCCGCGTTAGGGCTCTGATCCATCTCGACTGCTGAGCTTGTTGACTGTCCAGCCTGACAGTCTTAGTTCGCCCCAAATTGCGGGACAAGGACCACTTCAGCGCCCCGTGAGTGTGTTGATCATCGCTGTATTCTACCAAATAAGAGAAAGAGATCCCCTGCTGGTTGACGATATGTGTCTTTCTGTAAAGGTAAGGCTCATCCATCGCAAGAGAGAGCCAATATGCCACTCCAAACACCATGGCGGACCACTTGAGTATTTTCTGATCTGAAGGGATCAGCCCGGATACCCTCCTAAATCGAGCTGTGGGAAAAACACTTTCCGTCCCTCCCAGAATTGCTCCAATCAAGATAGAGGGGAGTTGGTGGGGGGATGAGTAGTAAATGTTCTGGGCAATAATAGGAACTGTAGCCGGATCAATACCCGATGTTCTTAGCAAATTGTGAAACTCCAACTCCAGATCAGGGAAGAACCGCCTAGGGATTCCTTCTACAGACTCCCAATTGAAAAGCCTCAAGGCTCTTTCTCTCTCCTCGTCTACAGTACGAAAGCAGAAACTGTCCAGCAACCAGTCCTTGCAGGAGGACAGGTCTGGATACTGGATGGAGGAGCGGTTGACAACCTGGCCTTCCATGAGGACATAAACTTCTGAAGAGTGAGATCCGGTCATAGAGGTCTGGTACAAGGAGACGCGGTGAAAGCATGAACCGATCTTGGTCAAGACATTGTTAGCGGATCCTAACAACTGACCAGCATACGTCTTGTACAGGATCTTCCCGTGAGGTCGGAGGATTGATAGACCGTATCTCAGTAGACAGTCCAATATTTCGTCCTCGTCTGTTTGTCCTATCAACTCCATATCTAAGAAGATCAACCCCACCTTCATCAGATGCTCTGAGACGGTCTTTTGAAATTGTTTCCATGTTTCGGGCCTCCTCAGGTCTGAGGCTTTCTGCCAGCAGTTTTCGAGGTTGACACATCTGGACTTGATCCAAGCGGGCATTTGAACTAGAGCGGAAGGAGGAGCCGGCGACGAGCCTCGGAAGGATAGATTTTCCCCCGCCATTAGGCTATTGAAGATCGCTCTACTAGAGATGCTCCTCCGAAGGAGAGTCGCTGTGCATCCCCCTGATCCGTCCCCTCCACTGATAAAGTCTTGGTAAACCAGTCCCGCATTATCTAAGATGGCTTCTATCTTGTAAAATGACCCCGTGGCAAGCTGGGCCAGTCTCAGACCAGATATCACTGGACTCCGGATATCCGGGACCCCTACATTGGAAAAAACAGTGGGAGTTACACTGTATGCTACCGGAGTAGATCTAGTCCACATGGAGATCTGCAGGTTGAACTCTCCCGGCTCTTCCTCAACGTCCATTTCGGACATAGCTCTTATTCTCCTAATCTGCCTGGCAGCCTCTCTTCCTTCATTCGGAGTACAGTAGACCTTGACAGACTGCATTAGTATGTCCAGATACTCTTGACTGGTATCCGCAGACCTCACGATGCTATCTATACCGGATATAACTGCTAGCTGGTCTTTATCTGCTTTCACCAGTTTATTTTTGAAAAACACCGTACAGGCTCGGTCCGCCAGTATAAATGTGCCTGCTACAGATACAGAGATGAAATCTGCGAAGATCCAGAGATCGGCTGACATGGGGCAGTATTTCCGACTGGCTTGAATGTTGGACCGGTACCTCTGGAATAAGATGGCCGATATAGATTCCGATAGATCCATTCTCGAGCTTGGGTAGGCTGGGGATATCCGTTGAGGTGCCCTCCGGATAGGCTGATACATATCCGGCTCTGTCATAAGGGTAATAAATCCCCCATCCCGAGACAATGAAGAGGCATTGGAGAAGAAATTACTCGTGAGAGCTTCGGCGTGGTTTTGTCCCATTGTAGCTGTTTTCCTATGAGAGAGAGACAGACTGCTCGCTCGGAAAATCCCGTCGACTATCCCGTCGATGAACCCGTCTGGGTCCACGTATTTCCCTAAGACGATGGGGAAGAGATCGTCTACCTCTCTCCCTCGCTGTCCTCGAGTATCCGTGTAGTAGAACCCTAAGATCCTTCCCAAATGGAAGGATTGAACCCGAAAGTCTAGGGCGGACCAGTCTCCTTCCTGCAGCTCGATGACAGGTTTGATAGTGAACCAGGGTACTTCAGCGGGCTTCCATTTGGCAAGCTCGACACTCATGTCTGGAAAAGTGTATTCGACTACCGTGTCAAGAGTCGGCTCTTCCACCGGGCGTAAGCAGTCCAAACATTTGATGTGAAAGTGATGTGTCCCCCCGGACTTGAGGTGGCTCTGTCTGGCTACTGCAGTAACTTGAGAGAAGATAATCAAGGACTGGAACATAAAATCGAAATTGTCTCGTCCGATATGAGACAGCGTGTTAGTTGTGATGATAAACCATCCGGCCCAGTTAGGAGAAATGCCGCTAAAACCCCCGTTGGATTGACGGGCGCAGTAGAATCTGTGATTATATGACCCTGTACGTTTGTATCCTCTGGCTAGTCCTCCCAGGTCTTCACCTGTTAAGGCCTTCACATTGTCACATAAGATCCGAGCCAGGTTGGAGTCTCTCTCGACAAACCATGAGATGACTTTCCGGAGGGCAACGGCCCGTCTGATCAGAGGGATGTTAGTCTCTTTCTCCCATGGCTGAATCAAACTAGTTGTCTCAGCAGTCTTGGACCCAAGATAAGGATCATAGGGTCCTCTCTCGGGTCCTCTCCAAAACGGCTCCTGGGGGCAGACCGCAGCCACATAATCAGCTTGATATCCTGGGGCAGAGCACTCAGCACAATTCAGGTTTTGGAGTTTTCCGCAGGACAGAAGCTCCAGCGGGTGAGGCACCGTTGCTCCTATTACTCGGCCTCCCCATGACATCCGTCGAAGATCGTCAGCTTTCGTAGAGGAACATTTCCACTCTAGCCTACTCCGACGGTCATTCCCTCCTTGTTTGAGTCCAGAGATACTGGAGAACTCGGACCTTACCACAATTTCGTCAAACTCCGATCCTAACTTAGATTTCAGATTTTTCCGAATAGATTTCGAGTTTTCAAACAAGCTGATCGTTCCTTCGACGATTCCCATGAATGTCGATGAGTAAAACTCACTAACGAAGCGAGGGAAACAGGGCTTTATAGACTCGAGGAAGGATAAGAATCTCCCGTTGTCAGCCTTGACTCGCCTAAGAGAGTTCTTGACTACTTCGTTGCCTATCTTCTCGACGTTGGCCAGAAGTCCGTGCCTGATTTTCGTCCTGAGGACTGTGAGAGACGATATACCTCGAGGAAGGTTTAGGCCGGTCGGATTTTCTATCAGCTTCTTGAAATGAGAGGACCTGTATTTTCCCATCCGAGGGTTTCCGGCCTTGACGGCCAAGGTCGTTATTTCTCCTGAGATCTCCAACTCTCTGACAAGGCTCCAAAACGTGAGACTTTCTGTAATAGGGTCAGGGAACTGTCGAATGAGGAAGCGGGTCAGTGACATCCCCCCTACCCCCCCCAGGGCCGGATCAAGGAGGAGAAAATACAATCGGTAAGACCTCCTTTCTTCCTCATTCCAAGATTTGATGATATCACCCATCGGCCTCTTAATAGCAGGGTTGTGCATTTCAATCATAACTCTCCCGAAATTTCCTAGCCAATTGTACTGAAGGATCGCATCAAACGGGGTATCGGAGTAATGACACACGGTCAGACAATTTGTTCCGATCGTCCCGATAACCGAAGATAGATTAGGAAGCTGGTCGTTGGTCGTGCAAAGAACACGAGAGTATCTCTTCTCCGACAAGCAGGTGAAAAGCCCTCTGTACATAATCACCTTTCCGTAGACCATCAAGGATGCAGATTGAAGTGTTTCGTTTTCGTTGATGATCAGACCTAGCTTGGCTGTTCCTGCCCTAACGGAATCCAAGATTGCCTTGTTGTTGTATACGGCACTCTGGATATGCTCAACCAGCTCCTGCTCCGACCGATGAGGTCGGATCGTGTATCTTGTAGCAAGAACCTGATTGTCCCCCTGGGCGAGGGCCCTAAGGCTTGTAGACCTAATCTTGGCTTGCCTCTCTATGCAGAGGTAGTTGGTTATGCTCCAGCCCTTCTGTCTCAACCCTTCCAATCCTCCCGGCTGACCTTCCCAACACACTAAGGGGCCAGGTTTGTTAAAGAGCTTAGTTCCATCCGTGCCGATCAGATCACTTCGGTTCTTGTAGTAAATGAAAGCCTTGGAGAAGAACTCGTGGGTCCTAGTAAATAGGTTTGGCAACCCCAGGAACTGTCCCATTACTTTGAACACGGGGTTGTTCGCCTCAGGTCTCTGATGATTGTTCCATTTAGAGTAGTCGATGTGATTGGCGATAGTGATGGTCTTGTAATCTCGGGCGCTCTGGCCGTCGGAAGCCTTTAACATTTTCATAGTCACCGTATTTAGATCATCAGCCATAGTCAGCCCTTTGAATAGAGGAACATAGAACAGCTTGATGAGATATTCAGTAACAACAAAATACTCTCTCAACTCCCAGGTCATGAGAGCGAAGAATCTCCCTATATCCTTGATCTCTCTCTCTTTTGCGCTGAGGGCAATGGCTAGGTGTTCTAGGTCAAGTCCTTCATTATTTATTCGCTCGAGGAACGCCTTCCAATCTGTAGCAGGCTTCTGGATGAAGCTTTCGAGGACCGACTTAGACTTTATGTTACCAACTCCCTTGGTTAACTGGCGGATGATCTCGGACCGAGTCGGAGAATGGAACTTGTCCGCATAGATGATCGACGGGTCGAACATATCGGGAACCGTGAAACAAGGAGTCAAAGGTAGAAGGTGCCAGATATCGCCCAAAGATTGAATTAATCCCGAAGATGGCCACTGGTTCTTGTCCACATAGGCTTTAAGAGGGTGATCCTTCGGCAGCAGGCGCCCATCTACATGCCATCTCCTACTCTTCAAGAACTCATCATGAAGGACCTTGTACGCTAGGTCTGATGCCAGGGCCTCAGCATAAGCTTTATCGATTTGTTTCCCCATTGTCGTATTCTCATGGAGCTTCTTTAGGCCCTCCAAATAATCTATAAAGGGATGTCCCCACAATCTAAAGCTGCCGAATGCAGTCAGCAAGAAGTTGATATCGACGCTCTGTTCTATCAACCGGAAAAAGTTCGAAGCCTTCGGGCTTTTCTGAATCGCCGACAGTTTCTCTTTCTTCAAATGATCTCCAAACTGAGTAAAGTCCGGAATGAGAGGTCGGGCTGCACTGGCTAAAACATGCATTTTCTCCAGAGCAACCGGCTCTAGGAGCTTGATAATGGAATAGGCGGAGCTCCCCAAATCTTTCAACAGTTCATCTCCGGCCTCGAACAAAGACAGGATGTTCTTGTAATGGGAAGTGGGGTACGCCGGGGCTTCCTTGAACTCTGAGTGAATCAGAGTCTGGAATCGGCCGCCCGCTAGATCTTTGACCATCAAAGTCATGTCTCTATCCAGAGATTGACCAGACCGGTCAAAGATCAGAACCCCATTGCAGATGAACACCTTTCCTAAGTCGGAAAGCTCACCCACGAACGCGGGGTTCCCATCTCTCCAGTCGAACTTCAGTCCAAACATTTTCCCTAATCCCTCTCCTTCCGATTCAGTTGAGCTGTTCATCATCAGCACTATCTGATGGAAGGTCAGATAGATTGATCCCATCTGCTTCGTCGACGCCTTCATATCTGATCTCTTTTTAAATGAGGTCTTTAGATCACACCACTTCTTCAGAAACCCTGACACAATCGGAAAAGACTCTTTTGCTCCTTCATCCACCTCAGAGAGAACCTTGTCTATATCACCTGTAGGCCGAGGGGATCTGATAAGCCTGACCAACCACCGGTGAAATGTTGCCGACCCGGTCAAGTCTTCGATCTTAGCCCCCTGGTCTCGCAGCCATGACTCCCGAAACTTCCATGATCCGTTAGAAAAATGTCGATTGTACAGATGTCCCTTCATGTGGGAGACAAATGCGTCCAGCTCCTCCCCTATGAGAGGGCGGTCCAGAGTGTAGTCGTGGTCCACGAGGTGTCCCGGCACTGAACCCGGGTCCGAGTACATTTTATCTCCGTCCTCGTCAAATTCGCCTCTTAACTCATCTTCTCCATCTGCATAAGCCGCCTCGTCTTGGCAATCCAGCAGATCACAGAAATCAAAGTCCTCCATTTTTGATATGATACCCGTTGAGTTTTGTTGATTTTTTTCATGTTAAAAGTTTACAGACATATAATCAGAGGAGGAAAAGAATTATCCAATAGTACGGCAAAATTGAATTCAGGTCACAGACAAACCAAGAACAGGCGGGATACATAACGGTCTTCATCTCCATGAGGGTTGCACTCCGGCGGACAAACGAGGCCTCTTAGTCCGTCTCCAGACAGTGATCTTAACACATAGAGTCAAGATTAACACTCCCCCTGTCAGCAGAGCCAGAGATTCCAAAAGAGTCAAATGGGCGACAGGTCGGATTACAGCAGGACTTGTCCACTCCCAGTTGCTGAGAGGCTCTACAATGTTTCCTTGGTCGATGTCAGGTACTCCTGGGGTCTTGAACTTAAGAGAGTACAGTTGAACGAGGTGCTGGGATACCTCTTGGATTCTCCCCTCCCAGGTGCGGGGATGAATCAATCTCCCTCTAAACCAAAACATTCCGTTTGGTCCATCTACTATGTCCCGATTGATGCGAATAGCATGAGGCCATAGGACGGGAGTACTTGTGTTTACTGTTGCTCCCAAGGAGTATCCGTGAAGAGAAGCAGCCGTGTCATCCGGGAAGACCAGGGACTCGTACTTCGCAGTAGCAACTTGGAGAGATCCATTGAAGAATCTATACACGGGGCCTCTTCCTTCGGACTCCGGAGAGAATAGCTGGAGATCTGTCCGGGATATAGGCTCCCCCAGCATCAACTTGTCCTTCACTTTCCGGCACTCCGCCAGCAGAGCGTCAGACTGAGAGGACCCCAACACCTGACCAATAATGGCTTGAGTCGTCAGATAGGCATAGGACTTCGACATGTTGTAACAGTCTCGAATGGCACTGGTAGAAGAGTATCTGTTCGAAAAGGATCGACTATTCTCTATCCACTCATTGGTGTTTAGGAGAAACCCATCTAATCCGCAATACTTGGCCTTGCATGCCCCTTTGAAGCTTCTGGCTTGAAGACTCAGAGACACAAACTCTGTCTTTGGGGTGAGAGTATCATTTCGGTCCACAAAAAAGATCTTAATAGCCGGATCAGGGAAGCATTCTCCGACTGGCTCCGACGAATTGAACCAGTACCCAGACCTGTCGGCAACCATGCATGGGACAGAGTCGCAGACACCTCCTGCTAGGATATGATCTGTATATTTGCCTGAGAAGGGGTTGTACTCCACGGGAACGAGGGAGATCTTGAGTCCTTTTGCCTCAGCAGTGTCATCACCTAGCCAATGACAAGTTGGGTAGGGATGTTCGATTTCCTCTAGATGATTCTCTCTGAATCTCTGAAAGGCCTCCCGACAAGCCTGAGCAGATGGAAGGCTAATCTTTGTTTCCTTTTTAATTCCGTCGTATCCAAAGAAACTCCGGGAGCAGGTCGTCCTTTTTTGGATAAGGGAGCATGTGTATCCTGAAGTGGGGGCCGTCACATGGGGGGACCATCTCTTGGTCTCTACAAATTTGTGTTCTGGAGTTAGCTCTAGTCCAAGCCGAGGGACAGATGCCTTGCAGTCCACCGATTCTGGCGAGATACTCTTCCAGGGAGTGACAACCCCCGTTGGTCCGATGTAGAGTCGACCGTGGTGTGTCACTGGCAGTCCCTCCACAAAGGAACAAATACCGAGAATAGTGAGCATCATCCTCAACATCTTTTTCGGCCCGTCTACCTGGAATTCACAGAGGAACTTTTTTTCAAGTTTCTAGTTATGTTATGTCTTTATTGTGGAATAACAAGGTCCAAGTCTATAAAGGGGGATCTAAGAGAGTGAAAACAAGGTCCCTCTCTTATAATCGATCATCTTGAGCCTCCATAACTTGAGGTAACTGGTCGAGCTAGACATTACCTCCTTATTCTTATCTCTTTTGAGCAAAACAGATAGCAGAGACTCACACTCCAGTCCCGATTGCTCAAAGTTTAGCTGGAATCGGACCAAAGCAGTCTTACCCCTTAGATCATGGGCTCTCTCGTATGAGAACGTTCTAAGAGGTCCACTTGCTAGAGCGGAGTCCGTGGATATTAGAGATACTAGATCCTTAAGATCCATGGTGTACATAACTCCATTCCCTCTAGCGTCACATTTCGAAAACAGTATGGAAATAGCGATCAATCCGAGGTACAGGCCCTTCAAGTCCCGGGTCTCGGATATATAGTCTTGAATCTCTATCAGATGTAAGAAAGCCTCTTCCATAGAGGAGTACGGTTTATCAGTAAATATAGTCAGTGACATGTCGAGCCTACCCTGGAACGGAACGTGTCCGGTTGAAGGGGATCTCTTAGAGGGACCCGGCTTCCCCTTGAGCATCGACACGAAACTCATGTTGGCAAGAATAACCTGGGAATGAGTCTCAGGTGAGTGATGTTGGAGTTTTTTTCATGTCATGTGTGTCTGACCTATATCTAAAACAGCCTCCAAGGCCCTCAGAAGCCCACGATCCCGGAGGATTGCCCGGAAGATTTCCGGCGGGACCATCCCCAATTTCATCAAAGGCTCAACTTCGTGTCCGGGGAAAACCTTCACGCTCATCTCAGAGGATCCGTAAATCGGACACATGAAGGAGTAAGACTCCTGCGCGACCTCTATTTCCTCTTCGTCCTCTGAGGAGGATTCTACAGAAGAGGTTTGAGAATAATGGCTGGAAGACGATGGACTTGCTGCTCTCTTTATGGTCACACTTCCCTCCAGGTTCGATGGAGAACCAGAATGATCAGGAGAGGGCCATGATTCTTCTGTGGTCTGCGACACTTGGTTGGTCTGGCCCAAGGCAATGTCGGTCTTGGTAGTGGAGCAGGATGGAGTGGGATCGGCCCTCGAGCCGGAGGATGTGGGACCCTGGGCAGAGGATTCCGTTGGGTTGGTCTGAGGGGTCGAAAGAGATCTCTTCTTTCGAGTTTTCGGGGACCCCCTCTGCTCTAACACGGGAATGGGGGTACCTTCAGGACAGTATGTGTACAGATTACCCACTCTGGCAAGCCTTACTGTCCCCTGCTTTAGATCGTATTTCTGCAGAGAATAGAAAGGCTCATTCTTTGAGTTGACCATGATCCTAACTACGTCTCTTAAAAGGGATATGAGGGGAGTCCGGAGGGCAACATCTTGTAATTCCTCCGGAACCGTAATGTCGACATATTCTGTATATTCTTCGTCTGAGAACAAAAACGGAGACAATGGCCGATCACCTCCTTCCGAGGATAATGACGGAGAGGTCGGGGGTAAAGAAGGGGTTCCACTCGACAGCTCATCTTCATCGACCCCTGTATCCTCTTCCGGAGTATCTGGATGCGGGATGTTATACAAGCGGAGGAGCCTGAGGTACTCAGCCTGCTGCTCTTCCGAGACTGTCCCCCAGGGTACAGAAACCTGGACGGAGCCTCCTTCTCTCTCCCCAGTCAAGGGGTCCTCTAGGTCCATCTGAGAAAAAGTCTTTTCAAGACCTTCTTGGTCGTACTCCAGGAGTGCACCCAAGCATGAGACACTCTCCTGGGGGAGATTGACCCCCTCTGAGTAAAAGCCCTGAATTCGGGAATCCTCCTGGGATTTTGTAGTATGGTCTGATTCTCCACCGGAGTTAGACATTGTGAATGATCGGATTCCGAGGTCGAGTTAGTTATGTTGGAGTTTTTTTTCATGTAACCTGCTGGGCATCCGAGGGTCCTCGAGGTGAGGGCTCAACCCGTGCGGATCATCTGCTGATTCAGCCCCCAGCGCCGCAAGTATTCTCCGATCGACTGACTACGCGGGTTCGGGATGCTGGCCAGAGCCTTGACAACCGACTCCCACATATGAGGAGGCAGATCTCCCCCGTGCGCCATGATATACCTGTGCCAATAACGAGCCTCTGGCTTCGGAGGCAGAGGGATTTTCTCCCGTTTCTTCCCTTTCTTGGTATCCACTTCACCGTCCGGGACCACGAATGTCTGCTTATGTCCCACGTCTCCTTTGTAGACAATTTGCCTTTTCCAATCCCCTCCTTGACCCTTTGCGACATACATAAAGACCGCATTCCTTAGAGGAATGTCAGTATTGATCTCGCCAACCATCCTAGCGTTGTATGACCGAGTCGTGCTCTTGAGGCACCCGTATGAGTGGATCCACATATGCAGGTAGGGGTTCACACTGGCAGAGTAGGGACTCTTCCTGGATATCTTCATACTCGAGAGATAAGGGAGGTAAGAGTCCTCCTTGTCCAGCTCCTCTCCTTTCTTGAAAATCTGTCGAAACTCAGCCGCCATGGAATCGTCCCAGATCCAGGTAGCCAACTCAAGAAACGGCAACTTGGTAATGTTCCGAAGGTATTGCCAACCCATAAAGGCGGTACAATCCAGGTACCTAGCCCTAATGGTGCATACCCTCAAGGAAGCAGATTTTTCTTCCTTGCACTTGCACCAGAACATGTCGTATCCAGCGACAATAACTCCGTAGTCCTTCTCTTGGGACCAGTCAGATCTATCGTCTAACCACCCTGAGAAGTCGAAGTTGGTGACCTCCTCCTTTTTGATTTCAGGATCCACTAGCCCTTTGATCTGAGTCCACATTCTCTGCTTGAGGGAGTCCATGTACTCAACCTTCATTCCCTGAACAATGCGGTAAGGGGCGAGACAGATCCCAACCAAGAAGGGGATAGACTTTTTCAGCTCTTGCTCCGTTGACGCCACCTCCAGAACCTTGTTGTTGGATGGAACACTTTTGAGGAGAGATTGGACATTGACCGATCCTCCCTCCTTAGCACCCAGGATGGTTATGTCGTATGACGCCCAAGGCTTGTCGATGACACTGGAAAATTCCTTTCCAGCTGCCCAAAGGAACGCTACGGCCTCGGCGGAAGTCAAAGTTCGGGCCTTGATTCTCTCCCATACCAGGTGTGCGATCTTATTGAGATCCCCTGTTATAGCACAGTGGTTGAGCTTAGGCTTCTCCGCTTCTTCTCCGCTCAGAACGGAAGAGGTATACTGAATTTCCGTACCTCCCATATGAGTGGACTCTACGACACCCCATGTCGACGTTTCCCCGGTTTTGACCGACAGATCACTGAAGCCTGTGTGATCCACATCTCCTTCAAGTCCCTCGTAAGGGTTAGAAGGAATCAAAGTGGCGATAGTAGTCATGTCGGGCGTTCCAGAAAATCCAAAAGTGTCAAATATTAGAGTTAATTAATACTAGTTATGTTAAGGATTTCCATAGACCTCCAACGACAACATGGATTCTGACTGTTGAGTGGGGATTTTTTGTTTTCGT